GTTGATGCTCCATTTCCTAAAAGCAAAGCGTTGGCAGTTAAACTGCTTAATCCTGTGCCGCCGTTTGGTACGGTTGTTGGGTATGCAACCGAATTAGCACCGGGGATATTGTCATAAGTACCAATTGGATTACCTGTGGCGCTAGTAACCACAAACTTATAAGTATTCCCGGCAATCAACCATATCTCATTAGGAACGCGGCCCCCGCTATCCAAAACAACCGGGTTAGGGTTTGCAATCGTTCCCGCAGAACTGGTGTAAGTTGTCTGGTTAGAACTTGTTCCAGCGGTATAGGTATAAATCAACCCACCAGCTAAAGGAGTACCGTTCTGGTCAAAGAATTGAGCGCCAGCCCCGGCAAAAAGTGAAATATTAACGGCTGTCATGGGTTAGTCCTTAAGATTTTGAATATCATAGCTGAACCGTAAAAACTTGCGGTAACCACGGCGCAGTAACTTTCTTTTCTTTTTCTGTTGCTTGTAATTGTTCGGATAATCTTGCTTCAATCATGTTGAACCCATCTTTCATGGTTTCAGCTTTAACCCATTCAATAACCATTGCTTCGGTTACTTGATTAAATGGCGTTTTGACTGACGGTTCATTGAAATACCACCATCCCTCGGTTTCTATTGTATTGTCATTTTCATTAGCAGAACAAAAATAACGCGCAGAAACAATGAGATCATTCTCAGCATGAACTTCTAAAATTTTCCAGTTATAACTCATTTAAACATTTTCCTTAATTACAACAATAATTTTTGTTATTTAAATGTATTTTTATTAATTTAATTCACTTAACTGCCCACGGAAGCGGTTTTTGTGAAACAGGGGGGTTATCCAACAATGCTAGATTGCTATTCAGAGTTGCTTCAGTAGTTTCTTTGTCTACGCCGTTAGCCCATATCCAGCTCAATACTTCCTCTTGAGTTAAATCAACATAAGGAGTGAAGGTAGAACCCTGAGATGGTTCGGGAAAAGATACAGTACTGTAAACAGTTGAAGTGTTAGTTCCGTCAGTACCTGTTGCTCTCCAACCCGCTGTGAGTAAAACCTCTTTGAATCCGTTGATGGTTTCGTTGGATGAATTCATCCATTCGATTTGCCATGTGATAGTGTTTGACATAATTTGCCCTTTAAGGAATGTTTGTGGGTTTGATCCGTTAGGAAACGTGGCCCCATTTGTGCCGTCAATGATCATTGTTATGATTAACCCTCATACAGAATGTTGACTGATCCGGCATCAAATGTGTCTGTGCCGTTCGCTGAAGTAAATCGTATTGCTGTTAAAGCGGCAGCTAGAGATACTGATCCGCCGCCCATAGGACAAATAGTGGTTGCGACTTTCGTTGCGTGTGATGAAATCCAGATGTTGCCGCTAATGTTAGATATGATCATGTGACCTGACATAAAATATGCAGCACTGTCATTTCGCATTCCAAATCCGTTTGTATAACTTGTTGCGCCCGGGGCCGGGGCGCAACCTACACTCGTGCTTACATATCCTGATGTTGTATAGGTAGGTGTTGCTCCCGTACCAAGCTGAACTACTGTTCCAGACGCACCAGATGTACTAACTTCATTGAATATTAGAGTAATGCGTTTTACCCATGAAGGAATACCAGTAAAGTCAATGCTTGTTCCTGACGTAGATGCTTGAACGGTTCCTGATTGAATTGTTCCTTGTATTCCACCTGTTACAGCAAGCTTTGCGCCTGTTTGAGCGGTGGTGGTGTTGACCAGCAAGTTACCGCTGGAGTCGATACGGGCGCGTTCTGCACCGTTGGTGACAAAGGTTATTGTTGTAGAACCTTCTGTATCAAGTTGCAAACCGGTAGATGTTTGCCCGATATATCCTTTTAATGTGCCGCCAATACCAAATGAAACAAATGAATCTGTTGATCCATTGATTGAAACCTCTCCCCTAGTGGAAGGAGAACCGCCGGGTTGTAATGCTGATGTACTTCCAAGTACCAACATTCCGTTAGTATCCAGCGTCATTGCTTGGGTGAAGGTGATAGCGTTTCCTGCTGTGCCGGAGGGGGCGATATACCAAGAGTGAGTTCCACTATTTCCTATTTGATATTGAGAAGCATAAGAACTATTTGCATAAGTCCAGCCTGAACCATTTTGGTAAGCATTTGAGGACAAAATTGTGTTATATATACTAGGATTGGATGCAATACCAACACCTTTTGCACCTAATTCAATAGACTTAAATGAACTCCCCCAAGCACTCGGCGTAACACCTAGTCCTAGATTAGTGCCATCAAACACCAGCGCAGAACCGCTGGTTACTACTTTAGAGCCGTTTAAATACGCCACGCCGTTAGCTGTACCGCCTGACAAGGTAAGGTTACCGGAAACGGTTTCGCTGGTTACACTACTGGTTCCACCAGATACGTTTGTTGCCGTAGTCGCAGTTGCAGCATTACCGGTGATTGCAATACCCCAAGTGCCGGTAGCGTTCGTTCCTGTTGTGCTTGGAGCGCCTAACGTGTTGTAAGAAACCGTGACCGCAGAACTTCCATTAAATGTTGTTCCAGAGGCTGCGCCTGTCCCGGCATTGTTGAAAGTGACTGCGTTTGTTGTTGTGCCATTACTAATTGATGCCCATGCATAAGCTGATCCTGTCCATTGCAAATATGTTGAGGCCGTTGATGGAGCCGCGATAAATCCAAGCGTATTGGGTGCGGTCTGGTAAGTGATCTGGTTAGCTAAACCACCAAAAATGTTGGTTGCGTATTGTGCTTGCAGATTACTAACCATTGTTGTGCTGGCAATGACTAAAGGAGCCGTTCCAGTTGCAACGGTACTGGTAATCTGCCCTGTTGCGCTAACGGTAGTAAATGCTCCGGTACTTTTTGTTGTTGCACCTACCGTACCATTAATGTTAATTGAAGCTGTTCCGGTTAGGTTTGTTACCGTTCCGCTCGTTGGGGTTCCTAATGCGCCATTGAAAAGCACAAATGCCCCGGCTGATCCGGTGTTGACTGCTAGGGCCGTTGCAACGCCTGTGCCTAATCCTGAAATTCCTGTTGATACTGGCAAACCTGTGGCATTTGTTAGGGTTCCGCTTGTTGGTGTACCAAGTGCGCCGTTATAAAGAATAAACGCGCCTGTTGATCCGGTATTTACTGATAATGCAGTTGCAACACCAGTACCAAGACCTGAAACGCCCGTTGAAATTGGTAAGCCTGTTGCATTAGTTAAAGTTGCAGAACTTGGTGTACCTAGTGCCGGGGTGACTAATGTTGGGCTTGTTGCTAATACTACGTTACCCGATCCTGTTGAACCCGTTAGCGTTGGTGCTTGGGCTAGTACCCCCGTTCCGGTGCTAGTCAGGAATTGAGGGGTTGTAGTCGTGTTTCCAGCTAATAGTGCTAGTGACGTAGCCCCGCTATATACAAACGAACCCAAAGCCGCTGTAAGCGAAGCTCCTGTACCACCAGAACTTGGGCCAAGCGTTCCACTTAATGTAACTGTTCCGGTAGTTGCAATGCTTGGGCTTAATCCGCTCAATGAAGTTTGAAAACTTGATACACCGCTGCTTGCGGAAGCTGACCATACAAATGAAGTGCCGTTCCATTGTAGATAAGTTGTCGGAAGTGTTGGAGCGGTAATAAACGATGTTGCGCCCGATCCGGTTTGATAAGGAATCTGGTTAGCTGCTCCACCAGCAATGTTGGTTGCCGTGGCTGCATTGCCACCAATAGAAAGACTTGCAGCGGTTCCAGTAAGCCCCGTTCCTGCTCCACTAAATGATGTAGCGCTCAATGCTCCGGTGCTAGGCACAAAACTGAGTTTTGTTGAACTGGTTGTGACCGCAGTATTTCCAGTTGTAACCGCTGCAATCGTGGGATACCACGTTGCGCTGCTGCTAGTGTTGTCCGTAATTGCAACATTAGATGCATTTGTGGCACTTGCAGCCGATCCGACTGATAAAGTGCTTTGTGCAACGTATTGGGGCGCTGAAGCACCGGCTGTCAGCACATAATTTGTGGTTCCAAGTGCTAAAAAGGCTGTTGTTGCTGTTGCCGACTGATAGATCAATGATCCGGTTGCGCCACCATTTAAGTTATTGGCCTGTGCTGCCGTTCCACCAATGCTTAAACTCGATGCTGTTCCGGTTAATCCTGTGCCAGAACCTGAGAAAATGGTTGAGGTAAGTGTTCCAGTTGACGGATTATATTGAAGTTTTGTTGAACTGGTGTACTCGGTAGCAAGGTTTCCGCTTGTCTGATTAGCAAACAGAGGATAGCGCACCGCATTAGTGCTTGTATCATCAGTAACCGTTGCGTAAGCCGTTGGCGTTGTCCAAGTTGGTGCGCCTGATCCACTAGATGTTAATACCTGACCGGATACGCCAGCCGCGCTAATAGCCATCGCTGAGGCCGTAGAATAAACTACTCCACCCGCAATAGCAGTTAAATTAGCGTTTGAACCGCCACGATTAAGAGCAATTAGATTGCCGTTCCAAGTTGCGCTAGTAATTGAACCGGGATAATCAAGCGTATTGGTTGACCATGAAACGTTAGCCGGCGTTGAATCGTGCCTATCCCATAAACCTGCTGCTGTGGAATTATTTAATAAAACAACCGTTACATAACCACCAGAATTTATCGTTGCAACCGTTGTACTAGAATTGTTTTGTACAGTAATTGCACCGCTTGATTGATTATTATTAAAAGTAAAGAGTGCACCGTTTGGCAAGGTGGTTGCATCAGGTAATTTAATAACTTGCCCACCGGAACCTGTAATCTGCCAATTCTGTACAGATGATGCAGTCAGAACAATAGTTGTACCACTAGCGTTTTGGCTTGAATATCCTTCAAATAAGCAATTCGTTGTAATGTTTCCGTTCGCATCGCGCAATACAACCGAGTTTGTACCGCTTGATGAAGTGACGCCAGTACCACCATTGGATACATTCAATATTCCAGATAAAACCACCGATCCACTTGTTGGGGATGACGGGGTAAATCCTGTGGTTCCTGCGCTAAAACTAGAAACATTCTGCGGTAATGTTGTCCAAGTAGGCGCTCCACTAGAAACGGTTAGATACTGTCCTGTGCTGCCAATAGGTAGCATGGCAGTAGTAGAAGCGGCTGATTGATAGGGAATTGATCCCGCTGCACCGTTTGCAAGATTTGTAGCCGTGGTTGCCGTGGTTGCCGTTGTAGCCGTGGTTGCCGTTGCCGCATTACCGCCGATGGATAAACCTGATGCAGTTCCCGTTAAACCAGCACCAGAACCGCTAAACTGATTGGTTGCGGTAATTGTAGTTCCTCTGACGGTTGATGCAGTTGTATCACCTATGGCGGTGTTATCAATTGAACCGCCTGTAATCGCCACACTACTCGCATTTTGGGTTGACATGGTTCCCAAACCCGAAACTTGCGTGTTCGATATAGCAATATTTGTATTAGTTACACTTGAAACCTGACCAGATGCATTAGTTGTAATTACCGGAACGCTTGAAGCTGATCCGTAGGTTCCTGCTGTGCCAACCGGGGTAATTGAAAAGACGTAGTTGTTAAGGGTTAATCCGGTTCCTGCGCTATATAGAGAAGCGGCCTGTTGCGTCCAAGTAATCGGCGTTGTGCCTAATGTGCCAGTTGGGGGCGCTGTACATATCCAAGCCGAATTTGCCCAAGTTGAACCATTCTCAACCAAAATATAAGCCGCTACTAATTGGCTATATGTATTAGCGTCTGCGGTTCTCGACCAAGCACCTGTTGACGCTGAATAAATACCGTTCTGCGCTTGGTTAGTCTGGTTCTTAACCAGTACCCGATCCCCTGCAAGGGTTGTATAGCCATCGATGGTTTGAAGGCCGGATAATGTAATGTTAGCAGTAGTTGCAACCATAGCCGGCTGCTTAAACGACAATCCATTTACCGTTACATCAACATAGTTCTTATTTGCAATGTCATTAGGATTGACCGGGGTATTTGTGACTTGCCCGGTTGTCATGCTGGCATTAGTGAATGTTGCTGCTGCTGGAGAAATACCACCAATAACGGTTGAATCAATTGTGCTATTGGTGATGGTCAACCCTGACTGTATGGGGTTGATATTAGGATAAAACGGGGTTCCCGCAGGGCCAATTAAAGAAACAAGCGCGAAGTTTTGCGTTGAATCCTGAAAAATACCTTGAACCGGAACGATGTTAATCGTTTGAGTTGTTGCTGAATTGCTCATTTTTAACCCTGCGGAAAGGTTTTAAGACTGATCTGCCGTTGGTGTTACATAAAGCAAGCTAGGCCCTGCCACATTGCTGATTGCAGTCATGTAGAAAGGCAAAGCGGGTACTGCTAAAACAATTGGTGTTTCCATGATTGGGGGTAAAACGTAATCCCCCGGTGTTCCGTCCGTTGGAAATACTGCCGCAGGACAAGGATTAACGCTGGAAACCTTAATTGCAATTGGGTTAACCGAATTGTTCAAAAAAGCCGCATAATTGATTTGATCATTCGTGGTTGCGTTAATTTGCACCGAGGCATGGGCGGTATTTGTCACGCTTAAAGCGTAAGTCTGTCCCGCATTTCTAAAAACGCTCGTATTAGCCATGATTTATCCCGCTGTTGTTGGCAATGGGCCTTCGGATCGAACAATTTGAAACTCATATATGCCAGCCAAAGGAGTAACCGAACCAGACGTAAAATTGCCGAATTGAACGGTCAATACGTTAGCAGTCATACAATCTGCTTCAACAATAAAAACGCCGCTGATCTGGTTAGCAATATATCCTTGCGGAACAATAATGTCCGTGGTTTGCAAACCGGGAACCGAAAAGGTTTGGTTTGAAGTGCTGTTAGCTGAAACTGCTGTCGGGGTTAAAGAAGGCCCAATGTAAAAAGTTTCACGGGCGTTTCCTCTTGCAAGTGTAGTAGATGCCATTTGTTAATCCCTCATGTTATGAAGATTATCTAATAAAAAGAAAAAAAGGGGGCATAAAAACCCCCTTTTCTTTATTTCCAATCACATATTACTGACTAGAACCAACGGATAAGGCTGTTGGTGATAGATCGTATCCAAACACATACAGGTCAACGGTTGCGTTTGCAACGGGCGTACCAGCAATGTTTGCGTAAGTGGTTTGTGCTGATTGCAGCGCAGTAGTTGTGGGGGTTAAAACGCTAACCACCGAACTACTGGTTACACCAGTTAAAGCCGCTGTGGATTTGATTGCAGTACCACCCTGCGCTGTTTGGGTATACAGGCCAAAGTTGACGCCTGAAACGTCTACCGTGACGCCGTTTACGTTCGCATTTGCCACAACGATCTGTTGTACAGAGTAGTTGGTGCTGTTTTGAACGGGTAGTGCGGTATCACCAGCGGCTGCTACTGACAAACCCTTTTGTACAAATAAAAGGCGGTTTGCTTGCTGGCTGGATAGACCAGAGGGGTGAACGCTAGTGCTTGAGGCTGGGCCGGGATTTGCCATGATATTTTTTCCTTAGAAAGTTAAGAATTAAGCTGCAACACGGCAAGCTAACTCAGGATACAAGGGAGCCCAGCCGTAAAGTACATCGATACGGGTAGGGATTGAATCGTTGTTAATGGTGTATTGACGCACTACACGCATTGACAAGCCCACTTCCTTATCACTTGCACGACCAGCAAAGTGAACGCCCTCTGGAAGCTCAAGATCAGCCATTGCAACGGTGAACGCATTGCGGTGCATGATAATGTTTTGTGGGCTAACAACGCCGGTATTGTTGAAAGGAGTTACAACCGCGGTTGTGCTAGTTGTGCCAATAATGACGGAGTTTTGGAACTGACCGCCAGTAATGATTGCAGGGCTAACCTGAACGGAAGTACCGCCTGTGCCAACCGTGGTGGTGTTTACGATTACAAAATTGCGCAATTTACCGGAACCATAAGCCTGACGGTTTTGGGGGTTAGTTGCATATACACCGGCGATCTGGATTACATCGCCTTGATTCAAGGTTGCGGTTGAGGAACCAGTTGCCAAAGTGATAGTGGAATACTGCGCCCAGCCAGAGGTTAGCGAACCAGTAAAGGTGGTGGTGTTGGTTGACAATGAAATAGCGGAATAAGAACCAAACGTCTGTGAAACTACGTTCTGATCAAGTTTCCAGTTCATGCCACCAGAATCACGGCCCATCAAACCTTTACGGAACTGCTCGCCAATGGCCTCTTGGGGTACAAATAAGCCCTTCAAGCTGTCAATGATGGTTGCGGAAGTAAAGGGTTCAACGATACATGAACGGCGTCCATCACGAGGAGCGCCTTCAGAATCAAGGTAAGCGCCAGCCGTTAGGTAAGTGATCAAACCAGTTGGGGGTGTACCAGCAACGCCAACAATGTTAGCGGTGTTGTTCTTTGCCATGACCAATCCATCGCGGTCAATCTTGTTGGCTACTGCTGCGACTGCGGGCTTCAATACGCGGTCAGAGAACATATCCAACGACAACGCCAAATCTTGAGTAGTGAACTGAGTATCAACGTGAAAC